GAATAATGCAGACGCAAATATGATGGAACAAATCGCAAACGGGTTTGAAATAAACGCTCTCCCATCACCCTCTCGAATTACAAACGAAAAAATGTTTCACCCACCTCTTTGGTCATGGTATGTCATGTCAAAAGAAGGCACACAATTCAATTCAAGAACATGGGCAGGTCAACCGCAAACCTCAGTGTTAACTGATGTTCGTGTAAACAGAACCGCTGCGGGTGGAGCATATGCCTCGGAGAACGGAAAACCCTTGGCAGTCAATCTTGCATTGAACTTTACCGAACTGGAACCATCGGTTAGAAACCCAGATGGCACAGAAATTCTGTCCAGATCCAGATCCAACCGCAGAGCGTCTTTTTAAGGAACATATATGCTTTTTAATAATTTTCCAACGGTAGAGTATAGATTTAAGAATCTGAGAAGGGTTCCTATTCTTGATATCTTCAAATCGGTTAAATTTACAAAAAAAACTTTAAACAGTCCCGTTGTCTTTGACAGTTATACAGTTTCAGACGGGGATACCCCAGAATCAATTGCCGGTCAAGTTTATGGGGATCCGTTGTTATTTTGGATGGTGTTGATGTCAAATGATATTATTGATATTAATAAGGAGTGGCCTAGATTTACCGCACAGGAAACTGCAAGAGCATCCGAACTTTATTCTGGGTTTTCTTTCTTTTTTAATCAAACAACAAAAATTAAAAAAGGCGATATGATTGTAAAACGAGACGCATCAGCGGATGGAAATGTTAGTGATCAATATGGTGTTGTCAGCACATACATTGAATCTTTAAATAAAGCAGATGTCATAAACAACACCTTCTCTTCACTTACCACAGGCAGTTCTGAAACAGTAAGTCTCGATAACTATTTTGTTGTACGAAAACTTGAGGCTGGTAAATTCTCTAGAATTTTGGATAATGTTCAACCAAAAAGAATTGACCCACTTTTAGATTCACCCGCTTATTTTAAAAAGGATGGTATTGTTTTGAATCCAAAGTTACCACTTATCACCGCATCAGGTTTTAGTGAAACGGCAGATCCAAGTTATGACGCAACAATTACCGGATCCAGAACTATTTTAAAAAGGTATGTTTCAGATGAATTTGAAGTTCTTGGTGATGCTGGTATTAGACCAGTTCGACTCCGAGATGAATTGCCAGACCTTGGATCTGAGTCTAGTTTTAATAGATTAATAAAAGTTTTGAAGCCTCAATATGTTTCAGATGTCGTGTCTGAAGTGATTAAATTAATTAATGGTTCAACCACCGGATCATCAACCCTTACTTATCTTGGGAGTTATTAAAAATAAATGGCTAGTGGAGACGAAAAAGTATCTGATGTTAATGTTTATAAGGCAATAATTAAAAAATCAGACGGAACTGAAATTGACTTATTAAACAATGAAACCTCTCAACAAATATTCGACACGATGGAAATTGTCGAAAGTATGTTCACCCCCGGTGTCAATGGTCGTCTTATCTTTCAAGAACCATCACAAATCGGGGAGATGCTTCCACTTGTGGGTGGAGAAAAATTAATCCTTGAAGTTGAAACACCGAATGTTTTAGATTCATATCATTCACTACAATTCTATATTCACAATGTCCAACCAATCGCAGATGAAGTGAACGCAATATTGAATGGTAATATCCAAGAACAAAGTTGGCTTGTTGAATTTTCACCCTATGAAGTTTTGTATGACAACTATGTTAAAAATGGAGTTTTTGAAGAGGAATCAGACGACTTTGTGTCAAAAATTGCTACAGGAGAGGATGATGAAGAAGAGGGAGAAAAGGAAGTAGGTATCGTAAACTTCCTTGCCGAAAAATTCTTTAATCCAACTGAAGATTCCCTTGCTGTTTTTGACATGGACATTGAACCAACGGCAAATGCCGCATGGTTAAAAAGAAATCATTATCTGTATCCACACAGAAAACAAGTTCAACAGATGTCTCCAATTCAACTGATGAATTTTTTAAGTGAAAGAGCAGTTTCAAAAACAAATGAAAGTGCAACAAACTATCTTTTCTGGCAAGACTTTCTCGGCTGGCGCTTTAGATCAATCGAAAGTATTGCAAAAGATGGTCCACGAGATAGAAAGTATTATATCGACAACCCCCACCAAGATAACCTATTAGATTCATTTGGTGCTTTTGTCATTGAATCCGAATACCAGCCACTTGAATTTATTCATAGTGGTGCTTACATTTCGACATATGAAAAAGTTTCTCCGGATTATGATAATGTGTACTCTGACTTCACCTCCTTTTATGATGCACATAAAATTGAAACCGTTAATTACTCATATCAGGAAGAAAAGGATGAAGTGGCACGGATTGAAAAGTATCCTTTAATAACAGAGGATTTTGACTTTGAACCAACTGATGCGGTTCGACGAGATGATACATTGTATGGTTATTTTTCTGAATCACACTACAACGATCAGAGAACAAGACTCAGAACATTCCAAAACAAAAAAACAGAGGTTTACAAACCCGATCAAAGTCAAGTTGAACCTAACAACTCTTACGGTTCTAGTTTTCTTTGGCAACCCATGTTTGATCAAACAGAGGCAAATTACAAAACGATAAAAGAAATTGTAGGCATTAAACGAGACTTAAAGAAGGATCGTGCGAAACTCGCATTTAAAAAAGACCTCAAAGAAAAATGGGCTGCCTATCGTTGTTCCGTTTGTTGCTTGAGTGGATTGAGTGAGGGTTCAACTGGTCCGATAGAAAATACCGATAATTTTTATGAGATATCAGCAGCAGGTTCTTTCACCGACACTGTAAACTATGATCCTAAAGACGAGCGGGCAAACGCTAACGGATTTTTTCCAAGCACTATTGTTGGTGAGACACCAGAACAAAGACAAAAATTTGATGCAGCAGGCTTGACCGCAGGACGAGATTCCTACTTTGATCTCACGATGGGTGAATTGTATAACTTGAAGGGAATGGACGAACCAGAAGATGAAATGAGATCCGTTCTTTTTCAAATTGATGCTACAATATATTCTCTTCAAAGAATGGCACAAAGTATTGATGAACAGAGGCTTTACTGTCAATCATACGGAAACTATAACAATGTTCATGTTCGTACGGGATCATATCAGTTTGAATATTCAAAAGCAGAAAATGAAAAAGAAGAATATGAATTTTCTGGGGGGAGTGATTTCCCCGCCGCAGAAATCGAAGATGCGTTCGGCGAATTGGACGAAAGACTCACTGATGTAGAGAATGAAATTGGAGATACTTATCCTGGCGGTGTAAGGTTTAAAAATTACACTGAATATCCACAAGTTCCAAATCAACATCCTGACGATTATTCTTGGCATGGTGCGATGCACAAATATGGTTCTCAATCTTCCCCACCAAAATATGCTGCTTCATATCACGGTTTATATTTGAGTAATATCGGCGGTGTGCATGAATTCCCGTGTGGCGGATGTTATGAAAACACAACACCACCACCGAATCAACAACAAGAATTTGAGGGGGGATTTGAACTTTTTGGGGGTGGAGAGGTTAGAACAAAAGTTGTATATGATGGTCCCAATGAAAAAGATCCCGGCACAATAGGCTCACAGGGTATTAAAGATGTCAATTCACAAGGCTCTTGTATTATCAATTGGGCGGACAGTGCGATTGCGATTTACAATCGAAAAGCAGAACTTATTTCAAATTACCGATCTATAATAACCGAAGCATGGTTGGAATTTATAAACAAAAAAGTATTCGTCAATTCTAAGAAACCATATGTTGATGTTCCCGGCGGAACGGCAGATGGATCTAGATCAACTCTTCTCAATGTAAAGAAAATTACTCGAAAATCAATTCGTGGTAGCCGCTATGAAGTGTTTGCAGTCAAAGAATACTTGGGTGGTGAGGATCAGGGTTATACTATTGAGGATTATGTTCCAACATACGCTGTGGATGAAGACACACACCCATATTACGATCAAACAGTTAATACAGACATTGGCACATCAAACGGTTTAATGAGTCCATCCATCTTACTTGGATTACCAAGCGAACCAATAACATTTAGCAATCAACTTGTTTTCCCCGAAGGATACCAAAGTGGAACTTCACTGCAAGGTTCTATAAATGAGTCACATTCATTTGAAGTAAATACTCCAAGATATTTTGCTTTGAGTGGGATTAATAACGCTCTTTTGCAGTCACCAGAGCCAATATTAGAATCTGTAACTCCCGCAAGAAATGTCAATTCCTCGTATGTTAATATTCTTAATGTTCAAGACAATCAGTTAAGTGGAATAGGAAATCGTGGGTGGTACGTTGAAAATAAAATTAATGTTGATCAGGCGGCATTTGCTTATGATTGGTGGTTTCCAGCAGATCCAACATTTGAATCCTTCGATCCAGAGGGCATGGAAAATCCCTTTATAAACAATCTGGCACCTATGGATTACATTAAATATGCCGCACAAGATTCAAAAATTAGAAGTGCTAGGTTTGGTGATTTTTACGCACCGTTCACCGCTGCGTTAACGGCCTTCTTTGGAAATAGGAATAGTTACTCTGAACATCGGAATGTGACAAATCAACCAGATTCAGATGATACAAGAACAGGTGGAATGTTTGATTTATACTTGCGTGGCGGTAAGTATAATGCAAGTGACGTTGCGATGTCGGATTATACTAAGGAACTAAATGGGTACGCTGCCGGAAATTTATTTGCGGCGAATATTCCGCAGGCGGGGCAAGGACAAATACAAAGATTTAACCAATCGTATCAACATATAAACGATCCATTACATCCAACAACTGATTACATTACTTATGCAACATACGCAGGAACGGCACTTCCGGGGAGAGTCCAACAAGAGTCTGTAAAATATGGCGCTCCGTTTGGACCTGGAAATATTGATCCTCTTGCAAACAACACTTTCTATGCTGATGGTTATGCAAAAACATTGGGTATGAGTAACTTTGGTCTTTCAAATAATTATGACAAACACTTTTATCGAGACTTTGGTTTCCCCGGAGAAATAATTGTTGAGATATTGCCAACATCTCCATCGAGTGCTGCGGAGAGACCCTCTGATCCAAGTGAGCCCACTGAACCCATCAACGAGGATCCCGGTGGATCTACATTTTATTGGAATCTCGATGGTTCAATTCAAATAAGTGTTGTTGGCATTAGTATGAACGGTGGTCGTGGTGGTCAATTAGGATACACCAAAGATTTCTTGGGAGAGGAATCATTTGATTCTCCGTTGTATTACGATAACGGATTCTTAGAATATAATGTTGGTCCAAACTATACCAATTACTGCGATTATGCACCCGGCGATTGTTCTTCATTGGTTGATAATTATGTTAACCGATCTAACTGGTACGCTCCGAGCGAACCGTTTAAATCTCCAAGAAGATTCTTTGCCGAGGTTCAAAGTTATGTTCGGATTGAATTTGAAAACCCAATCGGACAAGACACTCTTCGGGACTTCCCTCTCGGATTTAATCGTGATGCAGGTTCTGAATATTACTTACCGTATCTTGTTCAATTGACGGCAGGACCATTTGGTAGACATTCTGCAAACTATAACATGAGTGTTATTGGAATGGATCCATTTGGATTTGATGTCGCAGTAACACGAACAGATAAATTTAAGGATTACATCACAGAAACAGGAACGAAGCCAGTTCTTTATCCCACGGTGGCAACTAACGGTGTAGATTCCTTAGAGAAACCACAAAGGTTTGATCCTCTCAAAGTATTTTATCGTGCGGTGACAGAACAAAATCAATGGGCACACATTTCGTTTAATAATTTCCCAATTCCAGAGGAAAGACTTCCATCATCTTGGCATTCGTTTAAAGCACCTATGAGTGGTGTAAACCCAAACAGTATCTTTGAGTCACATTTTCAAAGTCTGTTGTGGTGGGACGAAGGGGATTCTTTGTGGTCAGAGTTCACAAACCTAAATGGACCAGATGGTGAAATTAAGGGTGCAAACTTACTTGACGGAACATATCGAAGATATGCTTGGGGCGGTAAAGGTTTTGTTCGAGATGCGGCAACATCATCCGACAATGTGATGTGGAACTATACTGGAGGAGTCTATCAAGATGACTTGGTTCGTCCGTTTCTTTCCAACGCTTATGGTGTGGAAACTGTTCCGTCGTGGGTAGGTGATGATTACCAATCGGAGTCGGTCGTCAGTAACATTTGGAGATATGACATATCAGGTGAGTCGGAGTATGGATTCTTCACCCCACCTGAAATATCTCATACACTCGACGATGCAAAATTAGATGATTATATTCATGACTTAGAGAGAAACTTCTCTGGACAATTTGTTGTTTATTCTAAATCTGGCATTGAAAATCCATGCACAAAATACAATTGTGCTAATCCAGATGGACCGGTTGAGGCTCCATTGGACAATGGAGAAGGAAACTATGATCCATATGTAAACTGCCCTCTTCAGGAACTTCGACCAGATCAAATTGAATTTGAAAAATACCAGCAACAAAAAGAAGATGAAAAGTTTGAGGGAGTCTATAAACTTCTTAAGGATCTTACTTCAGATGACTTCAAGGAACCAACGATAAGTGAAATACAGGATCTCGAAGAAAAAATTGATGAGTGTAAATTAATTAGTGATCGACTTGGATCAGATTACCTTGGATGCATATACTCAGATCCAAATTCGCCGGGTAGTTGTGATTGTCCAAATCAGGGTCCAAAGTTTAAGGATTATCTCGAAGCATCACGAACATATGCAACATTCTGGAACACTCCAGACGAAGCACCGCTGAGAAGAGAAGCACAGATGATTCAATTGACATCACAAAAGGCTGTGGGTGTGTTGCCCGGTGATTTCTCGCTTCGACCGGGTACAATAATTAATGTTGTAAACAGGCACCCAATTCTATTGAAACATACCAGTAAAAGATCCGCTGGAAACTGGCTTGTTGGTGAAATTAAACACCTGTTGTCAGCCAACACTCATGTCATGGGTCTCACATTATTCCGAGATGGTGTTCCACAAGATCCAGACAGCATCACACAACCACAATACACACAAGACTAATACATAGATTGGAGGGATTATGGCACAAAAAGTATTTACCGCAAATACATACTCGGATTTTGATCTTGCTTTTACTCGTGTAGGTCAAGACACACCATATGCGATAGCGATTAAGCGAAATGAAAATTCGATAGTCCAATCTATAAAAAATCTCATGTTGACAGCGCCCGGCGAAAAACCATTTGAACCTGGCTTTGGTGGGGGACTTTCCTCCTTGTTATTTGAGACTATGACACCGGAAATTATTGGTAGGGTAAACAGTCTCGTGAGATATAACCTTACCGTGTATGAGCCAAGAGTTGAATTTGAATCACTTGAAATCGACGATTCTAAAATTGAGTCTAATAATGTCTTTATCAATTTATCATACAGAATATTAGAAAATCGAGAAATTGTAAGAACCGTGCGAATACAAATCGAAAGGGCAATCTAATGTCAGCGTATAGCAGTTACACAGGACAATCTTTGGGACCGTCAATTGACACGAATGCACCAACCAGACCGGGGACATATACAGAAACCCAAGAAAGCCAACTTTTAAGTGAAGATCAAATTCAAATTGGTCGGCTCGGATTTCAAGAAATTAAGGAAAGTATAATATCATATCTTTCCCGTGAAGAGGTTGATAACCCATTAAAGGACATTGACTTTGCCTCGTCTGCTATAAATGTTCTCGTTGACGCTCTCGCATACAATACTTTATATTATGCTTACTATTCAAACGCTATTGTAAATGAATTATACCTCGATACGGCACAAAGACTAGAATCATTGATTTCAATTACAAAACCACTTGGTTTTACAGTCAACGCAAAAACATCATCGCAAGCAACTCTAAATATGACCTCTTTATCAGCAAGAATTCCAAAGTTTTCAAAGTTTACGGGAATTGATGATGCTGGAAAAACATATACATTTTATACAAGACAATCAT